AAACAGCAGGCCCTTTCAATCTTCTCATATCCCAGGGAGATTTATCATCCTCTGGTTGAGTATCTTGTTCCTGCTCTTTAGAAGCTCCAGGAGCAACGTCTTTTTCTGGCCCTGCCTTGGTATCATCTTTACCCTTCAAGGCATCTCCTGGGCCTTCTATGGCCTTTTTAGATAGATCTTTTAACTGATCTACAACTGGTTTTACAGTTTTTGTAGGAAAATCGTTAGCCTCCTCTGAAGTAATAACTCCTCCTATTTTATCTGCAAATACATCTCTCAATGCAAAGCCTCTAGCTCTCATCTTTAGCATCCTATCTGGGTAAGATTTCCATGGCCCAGATCTGTTAAGCAGGCCTGCTCTATTGGCATCTGCCATAGAGAACTCTGACTTGTACCAGGATTGCCCACGTCTTTTAACTTCACATACAGCTTTCCTTGCTGATCCTTCTCCAGATACTGTTTCTTTTATGTCCTCAAAATCTGGAGATCTTCTGCATAATGCAAGAAGGCTATCTCCATAAATACTTGGCTTGCCATTTATCACAGCAATATTCTGCAGCGATTGTATTGGCGATAGGCCAAGCTCATCTCCCCAACTCATAGCCAGGTAAATATCTGCAGGCTTTCCTCTGAATTGTTGAGGCACTAGATTTGAATTAGAAATCTCCTTGGCAAATACCATAGGATCTTTCTTAATTAACTTACTCATAAATTTAAGCTCCTTTGATTTGGATCTTCTGTTAATGGTTTAAATAAAATATCAATCAACCTGTAAGATCCTTTAAATTTAGATTGAAAAACTTTAGAGCTTGGTTGTAGATGCTGCAGCTCCTCTGGTTTTAGCTGCATAATTTTGTTGTTATGGCTTATCTCTAATCCACCTTTTTTTATTGCAGCCTGTACTTCATAATCTCTGACAGATACATACTTGCCCTGCCAAAGTTTAGTTACTTTTTTCTTTTTCATTGTCCTCCTTGATTTGGATTGTGTTGGATCTTTTTGAGTATGCTTCTTGAGCAGGTACAATTTTCTCTGGCTTTGCTTTGTAGTTTCTTGTTGGCCAAGAAATTTTAAAGTTATTGTACTTGGCAAAGGCAGCTTCTCCCATAGCTCCTTTGATTATATCCTGTGAGCTTTCAATCTTTTTCTTTCCAGATTTGATTTCAAGATTGCCCTCATGCCAGGTGTTGATAGCATCTCCAATCTGGTTGTTACCAGATAGATCTTTGGTATCATCTTTTGCTTCTGGATATACCAAAGAAAAATCAGAACTTTTTTCTGGATCGTAAAATATTTCTTTTTCTCTCCTGCTCCAGAACTCACGCACAGCATTACTGATAAGATCCTGCGTTTCTTTGTGTGGGAATATTGGCCAGTATTGTATCTCCCACGTCTTGATATTGAATACCATTACAACAGATCTCCCAATGTTAGTACACAGCATCTGGCCCTGGACTTGTACTGGCCCTTTGTACAAAGGCAGTGTTGGTTCATGGATTGATGTAACTTTGTATTCAAATACTATATCTCCTTGCAGCTCATGGGCCTGGCCAAGTGGATCTGTTACCACAATTTTTTTTTCAGCTATGGCCCAATCATCTATGCTTGCTCCAAGTGGAGTATGCACTGCAGTGTATGGTTTTTCTTTTGCACCTTTTTTAAATTTTAAATTTGGAAAATCTTTCTTTGCAATTTTTTGTAATACTTCTTCAAAGTAATCTGTGTACTTGGAATAGTTAAGCTGCTCTGGTTCAACCCAAGATCCATTCTTTTTGTCAATGAATTCCTGGAGCAGCTCATTCTTTGATGGCGCATTTGGATGTCCAACTCCCATCAATATTGGCAGCCTGCTGCAAGTCATGTATTTTAAATCATCTGTTACTTTCATATTTGCTCCTATATTAGTTAATTAGTAGTACAAAACAAGATAGTTATCTGTACATTTCCACATTTCTTACAGAGCTAGCATACCATTTGCCCTCTGTTTTGCTCTTGATCCCTCTGGCATTGAGAGCAGCAGCAATCCCTCTGTAGGTATTTACTTTGCCATTCTCTCTTATGTCCTTGATCTTTGGTAAGATCTCTCTGGCAAATTCAGCAGCAGCTTTCTTCTTTGCTTCAACAGCTAGAGCTGCAGCCTGGGCCAAGTTAGTTGTATTTCCAAGCTTGGTAATAATTCTGTTGGAAGCTTTGGTTCTGTGCTGCCCATCTTTTTTCAATTTTTTTTTGATTTGTCTTAATCCATTTCTTGTTCTTTGTTGGATCATCTTAACTTCTCTTTGAGCTATGACAGCCAGGATTGATATGGTTGTTTCATCTGCCTCTGGCATATCACAGATAGTAAATTTAACTCCATCCTCCTGTAGCTGTAAAAAGAAACTAGCTTTTCTTGTTAGCCTGTCCATTGTAGCAATCAACAATCTTGCATTGTTTTCTTTTGCAAACTGGATGGCAGCCTGGAGCTGCTTCCTGTTGTTCTTCAATCCACTCTCTTGTTCAGTAAAAGTTTTTAACAAAACAGATCCATCTCTTTTTGAGATAAAATCTTTTATCTTATCTTGTTGAGCAGCAATACCCAGGAGCTGCTTCTTGGTACTTGTTCTTAAATAACCAACGTAGTTATTCATTTGATCCTCCTATTATATTTGTTCATTAAAAAAAGTATTTTTGATTTGTGAATTTTGAAAACAATACGCAGCCTTCTTATCATGTAATCAGATAAACCATTTGATCCCTTCTCATACTTCTGGACTTGCTGAAAGGTTACTCCGATTTTTTCTGCAACTTTGCTCTGTGTTAATTTTAATTGCTTCCTTCTTCTTCTAATTTTTTTGCCAATAAATTTTCTAGTTTCCAACTCTTGGTGTGTTAGATCCATCTTTATCCTCATCTGTCCAAACAAGAATACTCTTGCCTATGACTTTAGTTTTACATTTATTTTTTTTATAAACTTGCATTGATTGTAAAAAGAATTCTTCAAGCTCCTTTGTAGTATCAAAGGTGTACTTCAGTACAGCACCAGTGGAGGATTGCACCACCACTGGAGTATATTTTTTATTTAAGCTCAAGACAGGGCCTCCCATCCAAAGTCTTTGCAAAGATAATTAGTGCCATCAACAGCAACAATATCTCCAACACTCATTGAAGTATGTTTGCACTCTACCTTTTTATTCTTCATAGCTTCCTGGAAATCTTTACCAGTACCAACACCATTACCAATCACACAAACTTTATTCCAATCATTTGTATTTGATAATGGATTTGCCTGGTCATTGTTGAAAGTCCAGAAAACATCTTCTTTAGTTTCATCATTACCCAACATACCCTCATAAACTTTAGTATGAGTTTTACTAAAGTCTTTTGTATAATCTGCATAAGGGTTAAATTGTTTCTGATAAAAGACAGTAACTTTTTTCATTAAGCAGCCTCCTTTGTTTTCTTTTGATAGTAACCAATATAAACTTTGTTAAGATCATCAACATCCAAAGTTAGAGTTTCATACTTATCTCCACCATAAAGAACTAATCTCCATTCAATCTCATTGTGTAGAAATTTGAATTTAACAATCAGTGCTTTGTAGTGATGCTTCAAATACTCCATGATCTGATCTGGGATGTAATGATTTTTATTTTTTTTCTCGGCAGCTTTGTTTAGCTTCTCAAGATCTTCAACATAAACATATTCATATTTTATGTTTTTTACTTTGGCTCTCTTTTTTACATAGTGCCATGGTTTCTTCTTCTTCATGCAGCCTCCATTGTTAGAGTTTTTAAAAGTATTAACCATACATAATATATATAATTATTATATATCACTTGTCAATCCCTGGTTGCTTTTTTATTTTGATAGCATGGACATCCCAGGTTTTGCCTTGTTTTATTACCTTGGTTTTCAGTGATCCTTCCTTGTCCAATTTGTATGTTAGAAATTCTCCTACTAAATTTTTTACTGTATCTCTGGTACAGCTCACAGTGCAGAGGCCTTCTTTTGGAAGGCCCTCCTGCTTGCTCTCAACTAGGTATTGGTGTTTCATTTTACCTTTTCCATGTATTTGATTGCATCTTTTTCATTTGGAAAAAACTGTGATGAAAAAGAATTATTATTTACAGCTTTTAAAAGTTTATGAAGTTTTATTTTTTTTGGTTTTTTAGATCCTGGTTTAACCATCCAAATAAATAAATCTTTTTTTATTGTCATAAATTATTCTCCATTCATCTTGTCATCAAGCAGTTGTCTTTGTTCTTCTAAAAACAAAGGATCTGATTTTAACTGCTCATAATAACTTCCACCCTGCAAAGTTTTATTACCCAAGAACTCAAATTTTCTAAAACAATTCGCAGTGTATATTTCTTTAACAGTATCATATTTTACATTTGTAACTTTTGATGCTGAATACTGATCTTTGAATTGCTTAACAACTTCAGCTTTCTTTGGATCTGTACTTGTTATATTTTTTATTGCCATCTTACCTCCTATGTTAGCCAACTGTAATCGCCATCTGTAAATATAAAAGCATCTTTGGCAACTTCTGTAACAGTGCCAAACCCAACCCACAGATTTTTGATTTTTTCTTTTTTCATTTTTGCAACTTTGATGGACAGCTCAATGCTCTCCACCTCCTCTTTGCCTAACTTCCTGGTAGAAGTTATACCTTTGATTGCCATTATGCAGCCTCCTCCTGTTGTTGATAGATTAATTGAGAATTGAAAACTTCTCCTTCAAAATGATGCTGCTTTAATTTCTTTAAATTTTTAAAGAAACCAACTAAAGCCATCTTATTGTTATTGATGTTAAAGTGAGTAGTTTTTAATTTGATGTAATTTTTTGCAGATTTGAAATGGTAATTATTATTTCCACCAACAAAAAATTTATTGATAAAAGCATTTAACCATTTGCCCTTATCAGTTTTAGTACCAATCTTTGGAACTTTGTATTTCATTTTTTTATTGTAACCATATCCTCTTGGATCTTGATAAACATAGTCAACGATCATGCAGCTCCTTTCTGTTCTTTTTGTTTTCTTTGTTCATGCTCCCAATCCCAATATCCTTGGTAGTCTTTAGTGCCATACTTTGGTCTTGCCTCAAAAAATACCCAAGAACCAGAACTGATCTTGATTGCTTGCTCAACTGGTTTTGGATAATCATAACCTTCAACAACTCCACCAGTAACAGCTCCACCTCCAGAGTTATCAGCAAGAGCAACAGATCCATCTGCCATTAACCAAATATCTTCATAGTATTTGTAATCAACCATGCCATCAAAACCTGCACCAGAATAAGTATCAACAAACTTTTTCATCTCATCTGTTTGCTCTTTTGTAACACCTTTTTTCCATCCATCCTGTAAATAGATATTTACTGAACTGCCTCCAGAATAAACTTTGCTGCTCTTTGCAAATTTATATTGAGGCCATTTTTTCTTAACACCTTCCATGATTAATGTTGCTAACTCGGCAGCTCTTACCCAAACGTAAGGATTTTTCTCGCCTTGAGCAACTTTCTGATCGTACTCTTGCTTTACCTTTTGATAAAGTTTATTCACTTGCCCTCCCTTGTTGATTGTTTTTTTATCTGTTCTAGTTTTTTTCACTTACATAATATATATAGCTACTATATATCTTAATTCAACCATTAAATTATTTTTTTTTGAAAGGACATATATGGAACAGCAAATACTACTTTTAACACCAGGCATAAGAAAAAAGCTCAAAGAGCTTGCCTCCCAGGATGGCAGATCAATATCAAAATATATTGAAAAGTTAATTGAAAGAACCTGGAGGCAGAAGCATGGCAAGAAAAAGGCAGCCTAAAAGAGATATAATCTACACCAACGTTGTAAAAATAATTAACAAGCAGCGCAGGAAATCAAAGCAAAGATTTAAAGTAACCATGCAGGACAGGGATAAACCTTTGACCAAGTGGATTGAAGATACCCAGGAGGAGCTGCTTGATGCAGTGCTGTACCTGGAGAAGGTTAAATATGATTTGGTTCACAAAAGTAACAAGACAAAACATAGAAACACTAACAACCAGGATTTATAGAGTTTGCAAAGAATATACCAAAACAGAGGAAGTTACCTGGAATGAGATATACTTGCAGCTCAAGAAAGAACTAGATGCCGAAGAAAAAAACTCCAACTGATTACAGGCTGTATATTCATTTGCCAATCAGAGCTTACAAAGATCCAAGGCTGCAGCGATACAGGCAGGCCATGTTCATTTTGGCAGCTCTTTGTTCATACACTGATTTTAGAGGGATCTGTTGGCCCAACCAGGCAACCCTGGCTAAAGATCTAAATGTGAGCAGGCAGGCTGTATCAAGATATATTAGAATGTTAATTAAATGGAAATATGTTAAATATGCTAGAAAAGAATTTAAGGGCCAGAAAGGCAACTGCTATTTTATAGTCTATGATCCAAAGACTACAGAGAGTATGGCCAGGAAGAATGTATCAATGGCCAAGCACGAACTGCCAGGACAGGAGAGGAAAGAAGCTTTGAAAACTATTAACAAGATCTCCACAAATACTAAAAGGGGAAATGGCAAGGGAAACCCCCAGGTTGACAAAGACAAGGTAAGGGAAACCTCTAGTGTTTCGGATAGGGAAACCTCTGATGTTGCACGTAACGTATCATATAACGATAATAATAATATTAAGGTAAATTACGAAAAAAGGACAATAATGATTTATATGAAAAAAGTAATAATGGAGGTTTATGGTAAGGACTTTCAATACAACTTTAAGCAGGAGGATGAAGCTCAAAAGCTTATTGATCTTGGAGTGAAGGTTGATGAAGAAACTTATCAGAAGATGAAGCAAGCACTGCTCTGGTTTAGAAACAAAGAACCATACAAGGATGCTCCAGGTCATATCAACTTCTTTAAAAGCTTTTTATTGGGCCAGAATAAAGCTCCTTTTGATGTTAAGTCTATGATAAAAAAGATTGTGAATAGGAAAAAGCTTTGATTGTACAAGATCTAAACGTTGAATTAATTTTTGAACATGGCGATAAGTAAGAAAATTTATAACATGGGGGGTAGCAAAAAAATATACAGAAAAAAAAAGGCAGCATACATCCCCTCCCAGGCAAGCAGTACGTATAGGGGTATCATAAAAAATTTTCCTTATTCCACAAAAGAAAAAAAAAATAATTATGGATTTTAAGAAATTAAAAGAAAAATTATCTGTATGGTCGCTTTACAACCGAGAATACATAGTTGGTTTTATACTAGGTTTTCTGTGTGGTATTTTATTAAGCTTATGGATATAACAACAAAAACAGAGGAGGATAAATGCAAAAGACGTTTTTAAAGCTAAAAGCTTTTAAAAATACTTTTAACAAAGGCCCAAAATTTTCCTGGAAAAAATTTAAGATAGAGGAAGAAATAACTCTACAGCCAGGAACTTATGATATTGATGTTTGGGAAAATGTGAGGGAAGTAACAGCCGATAACAGGGGGAACAAGAAGGAACAAGAATATTTGACTATTGAGCTAAAAGAACCTTATATAAAACCAGAGCAAAATCAGAACGAGGCCAAAGATGACATGGATGATGAAATACCCTTTTAAGAGCCATAGAGAGTGCTACAATGGGTAAGTTAGTCAAATCTGGTACGAAGGGCCAGGCAGATCATAAAAGCTCTCCAGGAGCTTCTAAATCGTTTTTTTGAATAAGGAAATAACATGGCAAGGACAAAAGCAAAAACAACTCATCCAGTAGTTAAATATGGTGGAGTGAGGATGCTGCAGAAAAGGATCAAGCGCAGCCAGATCATAGACCACAGCAAAGACGCAGTGGCCCAGGAACTGGTGGATCTATCAACTAGCAACATAACTGATATTATTGATTGGGAGAATGGCAAGATAAGATTAAAAGAAATTAGCGAAATTCCAGAAAAAGCTTTGAGATCTATAAAAAAGATTAGGGTATATGGGAAAGAAAATAATAATTTTGAAGTTGAAATGCACGATAAAATTAGATCTCTCCAAACAGTGGCCAAAGCTGCAGGGTTACTAGAACAAGAAAAATCGGATGATGACAAGCCTGCTGTCATTGGTATCAAGATAGAAGGGCCAGATAAGGTTGAAATCAAAGAACTCAAGAAGGTTGGAGATGATAAATCCAACTTGGATGAATAGAGCAAATCCTGTATAAGTATTCAACACGTGGGTTTATAAACAACGAAATGCGAGGTGGAGTATTGCTTTCTCATCCTAGGCTAGTCAAAGCAGCTCCACCCTCTATGAAACATTATGAAATATATTTTGATATTGTATATGTGTAGTATGGTAACTGGTAAATGTCCAACAAGTACGTATGCAGGTTATCAATTCAATACTCACGCAGAATGTGTATTTAGTGGCTATGGTGTTGCTCAAAAAACATTTAAAAATTTACAAGAGCTTGAGGAATGGGATAAAGAATATATTGAAAAAAATAAAATGGTTGTAAGGTTTGAATGTA